TTATGCGTCCTCCTCCCAAGACCGCACCAGCTGGGCGGTCTGCTCCCGGTCGTAGCCCATGCGCTCCATGCGGTGCAGAAAGGCTCCGATCTGCTGGTGGGCCAGCTCCTGTTTGGCGCTGTCGACGACAGCGGCGTCCTCGGTAACAAAGCGCCCGGCAGTGCGCTGGGTGTAGACCAGCCCCGTGCGCTCCAGATCCGCCAGCGCCCGCTGCATGGTGTTGGGGTTGACCCCGGCCTCCGCCGCCATTTCCCGCACCGGCGGCAGCCGTCCGCCGCAGGGGAAGGTGCCGGACAGAATGGCCAGCGTCACCTGTTGGATCAGCTGGGTGTAAATGGGCTGGTCATTGCGGATATCCCATTCCATAGGCGTCCTCCTTTGCCTGTGCTGCCGATGGATCGGAGCAGTCACATCTCGATGTTCTCGCTGCCCCACCTATCAGTTCGCTTGTACTACGACAATAGTACATTAAGACAAAGGGATTGTCAAGGGGGAACATGAAAAATTCTGCGGATGGATCAAAAATCCCCCTTTCCCGGTGCTCTGTGCCGGGAAGGGGGATTGGTGAGCGGGATAGGGGGATCCGAAGGGAAGAGGCGCTCGTGAGGGCGAATCACTCGTCCTGCGGCTGGTTTAACCGATAGTGTCCATTGCCGTCCACAAAAGAGATGATGTTCTTTTTTGATGGTCGTCATTCCTAACGGAAGAAATCGAATATGCGGATAAAAAATGTCCGGAGGATGTAAAATTCCTCCGGGCGTAAATATCAGTAGGAATTATCTTTGATAAAAATGAAAAATCCGAACGCATTCCCGATAGGGAAGAAGTTCGGATTTTTCATATGTGGTGGAGACTGCTGGACTCGAACCAGTGACCTCCTGCGTGTGAAGATACGATGAGCGCCGGAAAGCGTTGCTCCGCAACACTTTCCGGCGCTTTTGCGTACTTTCGGCTCGGTGGGCGATCCACTGTGTTCGCCTGCATCCACCTGCTTTTTTCCGTGTTTGGGTCACGGTTTGGGTCAAACCCTGCAACGGCGCAGAAATGAGCACGCTGTAATTAAAGAATAGGCGTCAGACCTTCGGGAGGTCATCGCAGGACAGCAGCTTTTGTTTTGCCTCGCGGAACCAGCGGTTTTCCGGCTCGATCTGCAGCACATACTGGACTCGTCCCAATAGCTGCTGCCGATAGCGCTCCGTATCGGGAAGGTCGTCTGTGAGAAGTGTTGCGTGGCCGCCCCGCAGGATGCTGTCCGCCAGACCAAAGCGCAGGGCGTAATAGACCTCCTGCCGAAGTGATCGCTTATAGCCGGCCGGCACGGATACCTTCTCATTGACGGTCAGACCGGTCACGCTCTGCCGTCCGGCGTTGGTGATAAAATGGGTCTTGGCCTCATTCAGGTCAAAGCCCATCTCCGCCAGCATATTTTTCGCCTTCGAATAGACGGCGAACAGCGGACGATCGGCGGAAAAGGTCAGGTCATCACAGTACCGCGTGTATACGATGCCGCGCCGCTGGCACCAGCGCGCCATGCTCGTATCAAAATTCCGCATGACCAGATTGGAAAGCGCGGGAGAGGTGGGCGCACCCTGCGGCAAGGCACCGTCTTTGCAGCAAAGGGAGGTCAGCAGAAAACCCACCTGCCGGGAGAAGTACCGGGTGTGAAAGGCGGCGGAGTGGACCTGCTCAAAGCAAATGCTGCCGAAAAAGTCGGAGATATCCAGCTTCAGGAGATACCGCTTGCCCACATGGGGCGCAGCGTTGCCGCTGATAGCGCCGCCCTTCCGATAGGCGGTGGCCTGCGGTGCGACAGGCAGATAGGCGAGGAGCTCCCGGCAGATCTTCCGCTGCCAGCGACGCAGCGTGTCGTCCGGCACGGACAGTATGCGCACATCGCCGTTACGCTTGGGGATGGTGACGGGGTGATACGCTGCCGCCGTGTGCCGCGCATAGTAAAGGAGCTTCTGCCTGCTGGTAGAGAGAAACGCCGCCAGCTGCCGGGCGTCGTACAGGAACGGCAGCTGCGTGTGAATTATAATCGTTTTGAATATATAAGCACAAAAGTTAATAAAAATAACAACATTCGTTGCGATTTTGCAACTTTTCGCAGAGCAATTTTGCACGGGCTTGCCTTGGCTCCCGTAGGTAACTAACAAACTACTAACAAATTTTCGCCTTTTTAACGGCCTGCACCAATTCCTCCGCTGACGTATGGACGTATATATTTGCGGTAGTGGAGTAGTTGGCGTGGCCGAGGATCCTCTGTAGCGTCTCCGGAGCAATCCCCGCTTTTCTCGCCCAGCTTGCATAGGTGTGCCGGGTGGAGTGCGGCGTTTTGCGCTGGATTTTTAATTTTTCCAAAAGCGGGTAATAATCCCGGCGGCGGAAGTTTGCTGGGATTTTTTCCCCAGCATAGCCGGATATGAGCAGTGGGCCGGTAGCCTTATTTGCAAAATAGGCAAAGTATGGGATCCCTTCGGGGCGGATTGGGATGATCCTGTTTCGCCCAGCCTCCGTCTTTTCACCGCCGACCACATAATCTTTGTGATAATCTTTAGCCGGTAGGGAAAACAATTCCCCTATGCGCATTCCTGTGTAAATCAGCATGAGGATAATTTTTGCGGTGTCGCTGCCGTCCGCTTCCAGCTTGCTTATTTCAGCATCGGTAAATGTTTCTTTTTCTTTTTTTGTGTTTTCGGGGAGCTGGACGAATTTTGCAAAATTTGTTGTGATGATCTCCTCGCGCATGGCCCATGTGGACATCTGCGTTATGAGTTGCTTATACTTGGACACAGTGCTATGGGATTTATGCATATGGGCATCCAGTACGCCCTGGAAATCCGCCGTTTTTAAGTCCCGGAACTTCCGGTCGTGCAGCGGCGCAAAAATTTTAAATGCGCCGTCATAGCCTTCTATACCGTTTGGCCCTATTTTTTTGTAATGCTCCTCTTTCCAAGCGTCAAACACCTGGGCAAAGGTCATGTTGTACCGCTCCGTTAAATCCTTGCCTGCAAGACGTTCCAGCGCCGCTATAGCATCTTTTTTGGTGGGGTAATATCCTATAATGATTTTTTGCTTTGCAGCCACCCAGGGCCTGCGTCGGCGCCCGGCGAGCTTATACACTGTCCCGGTTCCGTTGGCCCTCCTCATTGCTTTTCCCATTTTTATCCTCCTACCCTATATTTTTATCAGTTTGATGGTGCCTGTAATATCGCAGCGCATTAATCAGCGAAGCAATGATTACACCGACGCCCACCGCAAGCAGAGCAAATAGCATCCAGCCGATTGATGTAATCTGCCCGTTGCGGATAAGCCCTGTTTGCGGGACGCTTGAATCAAACGCCAAATATCCAAATATTATGGATACGGCAATTGACAGCGAAAACGCCAGGATATACACCCAAATTTGCAATACGCGCTCCTTTTTTTCGTGCTTTGCCACTGATCCGGTCAGCTGCTCCATGCTGCCCTCCAAGTGCGCAATGCGTAGGGCTGCGCTATGCTTTGCATCTGCATCGGCCATTGCTCTGTGGGCCTCTGCCAGCTGCTCCTCCGTGGTTGGCCTCTTTACGATACCAAAATACTCATCTATAGACACACCGAGGGCGGCGCATATAAGCCCCATTTTGTATAGGCTTGGATCCTTTGACGACGCAGAAAAGTAATTGCTGATCGTGGACGATGACAGATCTGTTAAATCGGCTAAGTCTTGCGTGGTAAGATGCTGGTCCTCTTTTGCATCTCTGCAAATATCCTGCAAAGTTTTTCCATTTCTTCCCCTCCTGCCTTATTTCAGGCAAACCTCTCCGTTTGTTTTTATCTGCTAATCGTATATTATCCGGTTTTTGGATTGACTTGCCAAACAACAAACTGATACTGTGGGTATGCGGCCAAGAGCCAGTGACGGCGATAGGCGGCAAAAAATCCCCACCGTCCGGTGCGGGGGCGGTGGGGACTATATGAAATAATCTTCTGTGGATTTCACTTAATCCCCAATAGCTTGCCGACTTTTCTTTGCCGCCCCGCCTTTGTTGTAGGAATTCCCGTTGCTTTTGCAATCTTGCGTTTTGCGCTGGTAATTCCAAGCGCACGTTTCCAGCTAAAGGAAAGCCCTGGTATTTTAAAGGAAGATTTTTTAGCCATTTCTAATTATGCTCCTTCTTAAAAAATTTTTTATATTGTTGCCCTAAACTGTGCAACAAATGCCATATTTTGACTATAGGTAGATAAACCGAAAGGAGAAATAATGTGGATTGGAATCAGAAAAGTATAAAGATGGAAATTGTAAGCTATAAAACGAAAAATAAATGTGGCACAATAAGGGAAAGGCTCAAAGAAGAAATCCTCACGCTTACCGATACACAGGCGGAATATGTGCTAAGGAGGTTGCAATGTTTACTGCACGAAAAGGATTAAATGATCTGCTTCCCACTCCCATTGCTGGCGCTCGACTTCCGTCAAGTGCTTGTCGTTGGTGCTGGACGGTCTAAAAGTATATCTCATAGTATCGCCTTTGCACTTAAAACAATCGGCAGCAGTTTCTCGCACTGCTCGTCCGTCAAATCATTAAGAGCATCCATCAAAGCCTTTTTTGCTGGGCTCCCGCCCTCGATCTCCGGATCGGGGGCTTTTTTTGCGCCCTCCGAAGCTGCGTTTGCGGCTACATCGTCCGGCATAATGTCCTCTACGGAAACGCCGAGATATTCGGCAATAGCGGGAAGGCGAGCATTTGACGGCTTAGTTTTCCGCGTGTTCCATTGGCTATAAATGCTATTTGATAGCCCTAATGCGCGGCTTAAATCGGCTCCATTTTTGCCCTTTTTGCTCAAGTAAAAGTTGATTTTGTCTATAGCGTCCATTTGCACCTCGTGTATATTGTGCAGTTCGCCAAAACTAATAAAAACTAATAGAAAGTGGTTGACTTATAATTTCTAATTAGTTATAATAAGAATCGGCGGGAGGCAATACAAAACCAAGCCCCCTGCACTTAGCGGACTGCGGAAAATATTAAGGGTTGTTGGCACTTCCATAATACCACAGTTTGCTAAGTTGTCAAGAAAAACTTAGTTTTTGTTGATTGCGGAGAGGGAAAGCCGCCCTGATGCCGTAACACCCGTATTCAACCTTAAAAACTAAGCAAGAATCAAACTGGAGGTGACAGAATGAGTTTTCGCAGCGCTCGGTTGGCCGCTGGGCTAAGTGTCCGGCAGGTCATCGAGAAACTAAAGGTGACGGATGCGGCGGTTTACATGTGGGAGACCGGCACGCAGGCACCGAGGGCCAGCCGCTTGCCGGAGATCGCCGAGCTGTACGGCTGCACGGTGGACGAGCTGTTGAAGAAGGAGGATGACAAATGATCGAAACCATGACGCTGCACCAGGCATCGAAGTATCTTAGAGATAAAGGCTTGAGCCTTTGTTCTGACACCCTGGCCGACGGCCTGGAGCAAGGTGTGTACCCATTCGGCGTGTGCATCCGCACCGACCGCAGCCGGGTATTTCAGATTTTTAAAAAGAAGCTAGATGCGTGGATTGAGGAGAGAGAGGAGGAGACATGAGCAGACAGGAATACAGGGCGCTGGAGGATGCTTTTCTGGCACGGCACGATGCGCTGTGCGAAGAGAAGAGCCCGTTGGAGTGCGATTGTCCGGCCTGCCCCTGCAAGGGTATGTGCGATGCGCTTTGCGCTGCGGAGGTGAATTGATGGACGGGTACACATTGACTTTGGTCATCATCGGAGCCGCAACGGTGAGTTATTGGCTCATGCGGCTGGTGGACAAACTGGACGGGAAGTAACACAAACGGAGGGAAAGACGATGTATTTGTGTGATTATTGTGGGGCAGCGTTCCATTCGTTGGATTACATCGAGGAAAAGTCCGATGAGTGCGGAAACAGCATAATTTATGTTTGCCCAGAATGCGGAGAGGAGATTATCCCCGGAGAAGCGGATGAATGTCCTGTTTGCCACGGCTGGAAGCCGATGAAGTCTGCTATGTGCCACAAGTGCGAGCTGGAAACAATCGGAAATTTCAAGCTGGCTATACGGAAGTTCTCCGATGTGCAGCTTGATTATATTTCCGAGCTGACGGAGGGTGAGTATCTCTCGGAGTTTTTGCATAAGGGGGGCTTGGGATGATAAACGGCGTCCTCCGGTACATAAAAGCTACAGTGGAAATCCCATTCCCAGAGGGGAAAATGTGCTGTAACCTCTGCCCACTTTTGGAGACGTATGCGCGAAATCAATGCCGCCGCACGGGGGAGTATTTGCTGGACACACGAATCGTCGGGGCATATTGCCCGCTACAAGTTGTTGATGAGGAGAAAACCGAATGATGAATATCTATGAGAAAATCGCTGCAATCATGCAGGATGTCCAGTATCTGGCAAAGGACGATCATGTTGAGTTCGGCAGCACCAAATACAAGGCGCTGAGCGAGGAGAAAGTAACCTCCATCATGCGTGCGGAGCTGCTGAAACACAAACTGGTTGTATACCCCATCGCACAGACAGCTGTGAGAACTGGGAACATTACCCATGTAGATGTGATTTACCGCATGGTCAACGTGGAAAACCCGGAGGAATACATCGAGATTGCATCCTGCGGAGATGGCGCAGACACACAAGACAAGGGCAGCGGCAAGGCCATGACCTATGCGTTTAAGTATATGTGGCTACGAACCTTCGCGCTTCCCACCGGCGAGGACCCGGACAAAATTTCTTCCGCCGAGCTAGACGAGAAGGAGCGGAACGCTGCTCCGGTGTGCGAGCGATGTGGAGCTGACATTGTGTCCGTCAAGAAGCGCAACGGCGAAATGTGGACGGTAAAGGACATGGTTAAGTACTCCAAGGGCCGCTACGGAGCGCAGATGTGCGCCGACTGCATGAAGGCTGCAAAGAAGGAGCAGGACAATGTTGCAGGCTGATGTGACCGCCGCACGGTGGCAGCAGGACAGCGATGGGGCGTGGCTGTGCCTCCGGGTGCAGTCCCCCTCCTCTGCAATGACCATCTGTGACGAGATGAAGCCGGACAAGCAGTATGTGGCGCAGATCAAGCGCAAGGGAAGGAGCCTTGACGCAAACGCTTATGCGTGGGTGCTGCTGGATAAACTGTCGGCACACTATGGGATTCCGAGGAATGATGTGTACCGGGAAGAAATCAGAATCATTGGTGGCGTGAGCGATGTTGTGTGCATGGTATCAAAGGCGGCGGACGAGTTCTGCCGCAGATGGGAGGCAAAAGGAACCGGCTGGATGGCGGAACAAGGGCCAAGCAAAATTCCGGGATGCGTGAACGTGGCGGTTTGGTACGGCTCAAGCACCTACGACACAGAGCAGATGTCACGGCTGATTGACCAGATCGTTGCCGATTGCCGAGAAGCTGGAATCGAGACTATGACACCGCAGGAGTTGGATGCGCTAAAATCACGCTGGGGCGAAGCCCAGCCGTTGGGAGGTGATAAAGGTGACTGATGAAAGACGGTGCTTCCTGTGCGGCAGAAATGGAGCGGGTGACCCGCTGGAGCGGCACCATTAGGCACATCTTCGGCGGCGCATACCGCAACAAAAGCGAGAAATACGGACTTGTAGTGTATCTCTGCGGCGAACGGTGCCATAGAAACGGAGGGCTGGCAGTACACCGCAACGGGAATCAAATGCGCCTCCTGCGCCGATACGGCCAGTTAAAGGCCATGCAGGAACAGGGATGGACGGAGGATGACTTCCGCCGTGAATTTGGAAAAAGCTATTTGTAAGGAGGAAAACGATGGTAAACAGAATGATTTTGCAGGGGCGGCTTTGCTCTGACCATGAATTGCGCCGCACCAACAGCGGAACAGCAGTGTGCAACTTCCGTGTGGCGTGGAGCGAGAAGATTAAGGACAGAGAAACGAAGCTGTTTCTCACCTGCGTGGCATGGAAGAGCACGGCAGAGATGATTTGCAAGCACTTTGCTAAGGGCAAGGAGATCGTCGTGGAGGGCAAACTTTCCAGCCGGGAATACGAGGATAACAGCGGCAACAAGCGCACGGTGGTGGAGCTGACGGCGGACCGGGTACATTTCTGCGGCAGCAAGGACAGCGCACCACAGAAGCCCGCACAGACATTCGAGGAGATTTCCGAGGATGACGGCGATTTGCCGTTCTAATTGGAGGTGACGAGGGATGACATTTGACGCGATTATCCACGATGCCGACAGCATCCGAGACGCACTTTCCGATTCTCTTACTAACAATGTCTTACGAATTGATGATCTTTCGGAGGAGGATGCAGGGCTGTTAGCCAGCATTTTTACGGATCACGGAATCGGTATTTGCCTACTTCCGCGCAATGAGTAAGTGCATGGCGGATATGACATACATCAAGCTGTTCATCGATTACTTAGATGCGATAGAACCGCTCGGTGACGCAGAGAGGGGGCGGCTTTTCACTTCCTTGTTGGTTTATGCAAGGACGGGCGAAGCCCCGCAGCTCGGCGGGAACGAACGGTTTTTATTCCCGATGATGCGGGCGCAGATAGACAGGGATAGACCAAAGTACCGATCTGGAGAAAACCACCCGAACTGGAAAGGCGGCATAACCCCACAGAATCAAAGAGAGCGCGGAAGCCCGAAGTATGCGGCGTGGAGAAAGGCTGTGTTTTCGAGAGATAAATATACTTGCCAAGTTTGTGGAAAGCGAGGAGGAGAATTAAACGCACATCATTTGATGCCGTGGGCGAAAAACAAGGAATGTAGGTTTTCCGTAGAGAATGGAGTTACGCTTTGTAAGGACTGCCACATGGATGCACACAAGAGGGGGTAAAAATGAATATTTGCTATGTCAAAGCCTATTTTGACTGGATAGAGCAAACAGCCGCCTTGTCAGATGCCGAGCGAGGGAGACTATTTATCGCCATACTGGAATATGCGCGGTCAGGGCTTGAGCCAAAACTCGACGGGCGAGAGGGTATTCTGTTTCCAGTATTCCGGACCACGATAGACCGAGACAATAAAAAATCTGCCTCTTACTCCGAGAACGGGAAGAAGGGCGGCAGGGGCAATAAAGCTAACGAAAGCGACTTAAAGCAAAATAAAGCTAACGAAAGCAAAATGCCTAACATAAGACATAAGACACAAGACAAAGACAAAGACAAAGACAAAGACAATAGCGCGTCGCCGTTTGAATCGTTTTGGGCGGCATATCCCCGGAAAGTCGGAAAGCAGGCCGCAAAGAAAGCATTTTCCAAGGTTTCTGTGCCGGTTAAAACGCTTATCGATGCTGTCAACAGTCAGAAAAACAGCGAACAGTGGCGCAAGGATAACGGTCAATACATCCCAAACCCAGCCACGTGGCTGAATCAAGGCCGGTGGGATGATGTGCTGACGGAGGCCGGAGCGCAACAAACGAAGGAGGAGTACCATGTCGGAACATGGCTGTGACATTTGCGGCGGGCTGGGATACACTGTTCGGCGCACGGAAAGCGGCGAACTGGTGAGCAGAACCTGCAAATGCGAGATCATCCGCCGAAATAGGCTCCGCATGGAGCGTTCCGGGCTTCTGGGACTGCTGGATAGCTGCACCTTTGAGTCGTTCCAAACTCAGGAGTATTGGCAACAGGCCGCAAAGCAAGCGGCGGAGAGGTATTTGACCGACTGGAAAGGCAAGTGGTTTTTCATCGGTGGCTCTCCCGGTACTGGGAAAACGCACCTGTGTACGGCGATTTGCTCCAAGCTGATGGACGGCGGGATCCCTGTACGGTATGTGCAATGGCGGGGAGATATTCCGGCAATCAAGGCGAAGGTAAACGATGCGGAGGCATACGCCGAAGCCATGCACCCGCTGAAAACCGTCCGTGCGCTGTATATCGACGATTTTCTAAAGGGCAGCGTTACGGATGCCGACAAAAACATTGCCTTTGACCTGCTGAATGCCCGGTACATCAACCCGGATGCAATTACGATCATCTCCACGGAGCTGACCATTGACCGCATTTTGAGCTGGGACGAGGCGATTGGAAGCAGAATCAACCAGAGGGCGAAGGATTATATGCTGAACATCGGGAAAAAGCAGAATTGGAGGTTGAAATGACCAAGCGGGAGGAACGGGCATGAAGCACCTTGGAGACATTTGCAAAATCAGCGGGGCTGATATCGAGCCTGTTTGGTGCATAACGGGCGGAAGCCCGTGCCAGGACTTGAGCATTGCTGGTAAGCGTGCGGGTCTGGCCGGGTCAAGAAGTGGACTGTTTATGGAGCAGGTTCGAATCGTGAGGGAGATGAGAGAGCATGACAGAAAAAATGGACGGACAGGTGACATGGTCAGACCTCGGTTTATGGTCTGGGAAAATGTTCCCGGAGCATTCTCAAGCAACGGAGGGAGCGACTTCGCGGCGGTCCTCGAGGAGATCATCCGCATCGAAGAGCCGGAAGCCCCCGATATTGAAGTGCCTGAAAAAGGCTGGCCAACTTGGGGGGGCTACCACGATGAAGTGGGAGGACGATGGAGCGTGGCTTGGCGAGTGCATGACGCGCAATACTGGGGAGTCCCCCAACGCCGCCGTAGAATCTCGATTGTCGCAGATTTTGGAGGTGACACCGCAGGAGAAATACTCTTTGAGTGCAAAAGCGTGTCAGGGCATCCTGCGGAGAGCGGAGCGGCGGGGGAAAGACTTGCCGGAACCGCTGAAAGCGGTGCTTCTTATGCAGTCCGAATCAGAGGGGGCTGTGACGGAGGAGGAAAAGGCGCTTTAGTTCAGGAGGACAAGAGCGGCACGCTCGGCACCGGCAACGACCAGACGATTTTCCAAAACTGTCTGACGCAGTGGGACTGTCAAAGCAAACGGATTTTTGGCACAGAGGGAGAAGCCCCGACGCTACAAGGTGGCGTTGGCGGGGGAGTAAATAATCCGGCGATTTTCTGCATGGAAACTCAGCGAGACTGCGTAATGCCTTCGCAGGCACTGACAGAGGTTGCAAGCAGCTGCAAGCAACGGGACTTTAAGGACAGCACAGACCTTGTGTGCGCTATTGACTGCCGAAGCTTTCGTGAAGGCGGCGAAACAAACGGGACTTTGCAGGCAAAATCAAACGGAGGAACCAGCTACAATTTGCAGAACACCGTGAGAACGGGCATGATTGTGCGACGCCTTACCCCGATGGAGTGCGAACGGCTGCAGGGCTACCCGGACGGCTGGACAGACATTGGCGATTGGATGGACAGCAAAGGCAAGCGCCACAAGGATGCGGACAGCCCCCGGTATAAGGCACTCGGTAATTCCATCGCCCTGCCGTTTTGGCAATGGCTCATTGATCGTATGGCGGCGTATTTGCCGGAGGGTGCAACGATGGGCAGCCTATTCGATGGAATTGGCGGTTTCCCGTTGTGCTGGCAGAGAACGCACGGAGATGGCACAGCCAAGTGGGCAAGCGAGGTCGAGCAGTTTCCCATCGCGGTGACGAAACTGAGATTTGGGGAGGATTGACATGACCACATTACGCATGATTCCCGGCATTACATACACCCGGAAAAACCTTGAAGCATTGACCGGTATGCCGGACAGAGAGAACCGCCGGATGATACGGGAGCAGAGGCGGCAGGGTGTGCCTATCGTTGCCATGAAAGACGGCGGCTACAAGCTGGCGGAAACGGAGGAAGAAAAGCAAGCCTTACTTTCCATGTACCGCAAGCGGGCATTGGACGAGTTGGGGACATACCGCCGCCTTGCCAGAGCTATGCAGGTGGACGGGCAGATGGAGATGGGAGGTGGAAATGGAACGGTTTAACACTCCGCTGACGAAAGAGGCGGCGAAATCACTACTGGCTTTGGATTTAGAGGACAAGGTGATTACCAGCTACGAGAAGCTGGACGAGTGGTACACCGCATGGAACGGGCAGTGCTATGTGTCATTTTCCGGCGGAAAGGACAGTACGGTGCTTGCGTATTTGGCTGCAAGGTATCTATCGTCGTTCCGCACACCTCCGTGGCCGCTGAATCTTGTGTTTGCCAACACAGGCCTTGAGTACCCGGAGATACAGAAGTTCGTCAACGAGTACGCCGACTGGCTGCGGAGGGAGTTCCCCCGCGTGACCGTCAACCTACACCGCCTACGCCCGAAGATGAACATCCGGCAGGTGGTGACGAAGTACGGGTACAGCATCATCGGTAAAGACGTAGCGCACCGGATAGAAACCGCGCGGCGTTCACCAAATAGCCGAAGTATGAAGCTATTATGAAGCTATTGCGTGGGGAAGTCTTACGCACCGATGTGGGAAAGAGCATATACAACTGCGAAAAGTGGGAGTATTTGCTTTCGGCTCCATTCCTCATATCAGACAAGTGTTGTGGAATTATGAAAAAGGCCCCATCAAAGAGCTATGAGCACCGAGCGGATGTCAAGCCAATGACGGCAACAATGGCGGAGGAAAGTCTTCTGCGGATGCAAAAATGGCGCGAAACCGGCTGCAACGCCTTTGAAGGAAAGCGTCCCTTATCTAAGCCCATGAGCTTCTGGACGGAGCAGGACGTACTACGGCTTATCGTAGAGCGGCACCTTCCCTACGCCAGCGTATACGGTGACATCGTGGCCAGCGACGGCGAGAACGACTACACCGAAACGCTGATCGGCTGCAAGCTGCACTGCACAGGCTGCCAGCGCACGGGGTGCATGTTCTGCGCGTTCGGCGCGCATCTCGAAAAGGGAGAGAACCGTTTCGAGCGAATGAAGCACACGCACCCAAAGCACTATGAGTTCTGCATCGGCGGTGGGGCGTATGACCCTGTGGACGGCTTGTGGAAGCCCACTGAAAAGGGGCTTGGATACGCCAGAGTATTGGACTACATCGGAGTGAGGTATTGAAATGAGCATAAAAATTACCATACCCCTGCCGCCGGTTACAAAGAAAAACAGCCAGCGCATTATGCACAGCAGCAAGACAGGGAAATCGTTTATTATGCCGTCGCAGAAGTACATCGATTACGAGGCAAAAGCTGTGTGGTACTGCAAAAAGGCTGGTGTGCATGAGCCGATCGATTATCCAGTGGAGGTTAAATGCCTGTTTTATATGCCAACCAAGCGGCGAGTGGATTTAACCAATCTGCTGGAAGCTATGGACGATGTGCTGGTCAAGGCGCGGGTGCTGCTGGACGACCACTGCGGCATTATTGTCAGCCATGACGGGAGCCGGGTACTGTACGACAAGGAAAATCCACGCACGGAGGTGAGCATAACCGCCTATGAATGATTTTGACTATGACATCGTGCAGAAAAAGCGTGTTGCAAGAGGGGCGTTTGCCCATGTGAACCGCAAGCGTGGGAAATGCAGATTGCCCAGTGATTACCTCACTGCGGCACAAAAGAGGGAGATGAACGGGAAAATGAAAACATACAACGCCACACGGCCTATGCCTTGGGAAGATTTCAAGGCGATGCCGGACGACATTAAGCGGGAATATCTACGGAATATGCAGTCTTGCGGCGGTGCAGCTACATACCTTGCGGAAGAAATGGGCTGTTGCAGTGCCACCATCATAGAGTGTGGGAAAAAACTGGGGGTGCCGTTTGTGCGAGGTGGTCGGAACTTTGACTTGTGGCAAAAGAAACTATCGGAGTGGCACACAGCCGAAGTGACGGCAGCAGAAACGCCGGAGAAGCAGACCGACGAAATTGCCCCACCCGCAAGGAGTGCAGAGCTGCTGCACGCACGGCTCACTATCCGGGGAGACCGGGAAAGCGTTTTGCAAAATCTACGCCTGCTTATGCCGAATGAATGTGAAGTCACGGTTGAGTGGTGAGAGGAGGAGAAAACTTGTGAAGGAGCATATTACCACTGGAGGGAAAACGCTTTGCTGGACTTGTAGAAAAGCGTATGGAGGATGCTCATGGACAGAAGTAGACTACACAAAAAAGGGCTGGCCTATACGCTTTGAGCCGGTAAAGGGATGGAATGCAATTCCCACCAAAAATGAAAAATACACATCGTTTTTGGTGGTAAGTTGCCCAGAGTACGATCCTGATGATAGAAAGGAGGATACACATGACGGCAGATTTTGCGGGTATGGGGAAGCGCCTGCGGGAGGCGAGGGAGAAGGAACTTATGTCGCAGAATGATTTGGCTTTGGAATCTGGTGTAGCACCATCGACAATCAGCTATATTGAGTGTGGACACAGCACCGCATCGGTGTGGGTGCTGGCACATATCTGTGATGCGCTTGGGGTATCTATGCAATGGATGGTATACGGGAGAGGAAGAAAATGAGCAGAAAGAGCATATTTACAGTTGCCGGAGGTGCGGCCCTTGGTCTGCTGATTGCCGCCGGGATATTGTGGGGGGAGCTGATTGCCGCCGAAGCAGAATATGCGGTGGAGCAAGAGCCTGATTTGCCTCCGGTGGCGGAAGCAATCCGCCAAGAAACGCCACAGGAAGCCGCCTACACGAACGAAAGCACCATGACCGTGAACAGCATACTGCCCCTGTGAAAAATGCTGTGGAGCGTATTCAAACGGCTATACAGCCACAGGAGCGAAAGCCACACAGGGCGTGACCATCGCAACGGACCCGGATGTTATCCCGATGGGTACGGAGGTTGAGATTGATGGGCATATCTACATAGCGCAGGATGTGGGCGGAGCAATCAGCGGAAACCGCATTGACCTGTACTTTGATAGCCACGAGGACGCACTCCAATGGGGTGTTCGGGAAAAGACTGTGAGGTGGAACGATGGAAAGACTGACATTTGATGGGAACTTCTGCGACATTGCGCAGTGCCGGGAGCTGCCTTGCCAACACGGCGGGAACTGCTCACAAAAGCAAGTGTGGGAGCGGCTGAAAGCCTATGAGGACATGGGGCTTGGACCGGAGGAAGTCGAAAGGTCTAAACTGGAAATCGAAGCCGGATGCGTTAAAGCAATAGCAAGAACATACGGGATTGACATCAATCGTCTACGGAAATTAGCCGAGGCTGACAAGGATGGTCGGCTGGTGGTGCTGCCGTGCAAGGTGGGCGACGGGCTTTACGAAGTAACGGGTCGAAAAACGATCAGTGTATATAAAGTTAGAGCCATCCGCGTGGAATTGTTTGGCTTGTTTATCGAGTGGGACATCGAAGAAGGGTTTGTTTGGCAATCGCTGGCAGGTATAAACGCCGGAGAAATCGGCAAGACCGTATTCCTGACCCGCGAGGAAGCGGAGAAAGCATTGGAGGCGATGAAGGATGAATATTGAAAAGAAAAAGGATGAACTGCTTGCGGTTCTTGCAGAATTGGATGCCGAAATCAAAACCCTAAGTGATCGCATCGCAAAAGCGCGTGAGGACTTGGCGAACGTTTACACGATGGACGATGCGAAACGATTTGACGAGAACTGTGACCTTGAGAAGGGCCTAAAGCACATTCAACTGTTTTAGGAGTGCTGACAATGGATGAACCGAAGAAGCCTTTTTACCGCAACAAGAAATGGAAACTTGGCAGAAGTTTCGGCTGGTGGCATATACCGTACTGCCCGCATTGCAAACGGCAGTTGGGGCTGATGGCCGAAGAGCAGAAAGCTGAAAAATGCCCGATGTGCGGCAAACCGTTAGAATGGGATGGTGCTGAAAATGGATGAATACATCGACAGGGGAACGTTTAAGGAAAGCGTCGAGGAGCGTTATTGCAAGCCGTGCAAGGCGGAGGGAAAAGACCACAACGGATGCTGGTGTCGTGCTTGTTGGGTTGACGATATGCTCGACGAAGTAGATTGTTTCCAGCCCGCAGATGTGGCCCCGGTGGTGTATGGGCGGTGGTTGCATACCGACTTGGCATATCACTGGACAAGTTTGGACGAATGTAGCGTATGCGGTTATCATGACGAAAAGAGGCGGCATTTGGGCGATTATTATTATTGCCCCAACTGCGGCGCAAAAATGGATTTGGAGGTGGAGTGATGGAACGACTGACGAGAAGAAGTGACACCGGACACGCATATTACCCGCGCTGCTTTGAAGAACCGTGCGGCGGTGATGGGTGCAAAATCAAGGACTGCCTGTTTGACAACACAATCTGCGAACGCCTTGCCAAATATGAAGACACGGGGCTGGAACCGGATGAAGTGACCCCGGTGGTGCATGGGCGGTGGAGGTATTGCGGATTTTTGCAGGAATGCCAAACTTGCGGGGAGATTTATTCGATGCATGGCGGAAATGCCGGGAAGTCGTGGAATTACTGTCCCAACTGCGGAGCAAAGATGGACGGAGGTGGCGGCGATGCGGCTGATTGATGGTGACACCTTATGGGAAAAACTCGACGACGAGCCGTGGTACGATAACGCAGATAGGGACGAGATTGCTTTGCCCATTGTGGCCGCCGCCCCCACCGTTGACGCTGTGGAAGTGGTGCGGTGCAAGGACTGCAAGTACAGTTGCAAAGATGGAAATGGACGTTCCTGCGAAGGCTATTGGTATGAGCTGAGCGAGTACGATGTCACAGTAAAGGACGATGACTTTTGCAGCTACGGAGAAGGGAAGGGCTATGATTAAAGACAGCGGAGAAAGAACCAAGTTTCCAAGCGGAGCACTCCGGGATATGCACACGGGCAAGGGACGGATGGATTTGCTCCCTTGGTCGGCTATCATGGAAGTGTCGAAGCACTGCGAGGCGGGCGCTTTGAAATACGGGGAGCATAATGTCGATAAAGGGATCCCAACCCACAGTTTGTTAGATTCCGCTATTCGCCATGCGGCGAAATATCTGGCGGGCTATGTGGATGAGCCGCACCTTGTAGCTGCGGCGTGGAACCTACTGTGGGCGATCGAGATGGAGATTGTCCACACTGAATGCGTGGATACTCCGTGGAGGGCAAGCGATGGCGAATAAGGACGCAATGCTGGAAGCATTAGAGGAGATAGAGAACGGTATGTGCCGCATTAAGGAGCAGCGGAGCATTTGGCAGAATAGCCTTGTATATGCTTTATGCCAAGCTGTGCGGCTGCTTCTGATGGACAAGATCAAGGAGGGACGGAAATGAGGATTGACGGCAAAACCCTACCCAACAACCCCATGAAAGCGTATCAGCAGGGAAAGCTGATAGGGACAAAGCAGAATATGGATTTGGTATCCGAAGTGCTGCTTACAAAGTTTGGATTCCATGTGCTGGAGGAAACGCCGGACAGTCACGACACCATGAGCATTGAGTATCTGCAAAAGTGCCTTGTGAAGCTGGTGAATGCAAAGAACAGCGGCTATGTGACCAAGAAAGACATTGCGGACGCTCTGCGGAGCGACTACAAACTAATCAACAACGCAGAGTGAGGAGGCGGGCATGAGCCGAAAACAAACACTGCCGTATGATGTGCGGCTTGAGTGCATCGCCTATGTCAGAGGTTATCCCCGGAGAGTACAGGCATACAACGATGCGCGGAGCGAGATACTGAGCGGCGGAAGCAGTGCAACGGAGGGAATGCCCCGCTCTCCAGGCATTGGTAGGCCGTCCGAAAGCAAGGCGGAGCAGCTTGCCGCCATAGAAAACTGGCCGGAAACCAAGAAAATGCGGGCAGTGGAATACGCCATAGATCGATGTGGACGGGATTTGGAGAGTGAGAGCATCCGCAAGCAGCTTGCACAGGGCATTATGCGCAACTGTCAGGGCAAGCACAAGTATTCCCGCAACAGGATCATTGTGCCGGGGATCAGCGAAGCGACATTCCGACGGAGGAAAGAGATATTCCTGTTCGACATCGCTACATATTGTGGTTTTGATAGGAAAGATGAGCCAAATTCCACCTAATGATGTGCTACAATAGGTACAGTGGATGATAAGGCATAGCCATCCACCCGTCTTTCCACTCAACCAGTTTCCTCCATCTTATGCGCCGCCGGTATTGGGCGCACCTTCTGGCACCGCAAGGTCATACCGGCACAAACAGCCTGTAGGGAAACCTATGGGCTGTTGTCATATGCCGTGCGCTCGTTGCACCCCGCGATCAGGGGCGGGAGGTCGCACCTCCCACACGGCACCTATATATGCAGGCGTAGCTCAGTCGGTAGAGCTTTATCGCACGAAGGGATATGCGATTGAATGCCCTTGGTCGCTGGTTCGAGTCCAGCCGCCTGCACAAGATGCCGGGTAGCGCCCGGACACTGTGAGACCGTTCGTCGTGGCTCACATGGAAATGACAATGCTCGCTGAAAACTGCGCGTGAGGATGCGTCCTCCTTGCCATGACCGAACAGCGGCGCTTGAGATGCTTGCGGGGCCTCAAGCGGGCATGAGCGTGTGACAATCTAAGCGGGAAGACGGCCAATATGCGGCATAGGTGCCCCGTAAGGGGAGACCACAGCGAGTGACGGGGACTTTCCCTGAAGCGCTAAAGCAGGGCAGGACTGCAATGCCGCACCAAAAGCGGAGAGCCGCTGCCGTGGGCAAATGGCATAGCGCCTGCCCGGAAGTGCGGCTATACCGCTCAGAAGTGAGCTGTGGAAAAGACATTGCCACCTGCTGGCAAACTGTGTAACCCATGTTTGAGAGCTTCCAGAAGGCCGCATGGGAGGGAAAAGACTGTTACTGTAGCCAAGGGGTGGGGGCTGGTGACAAAATTGATTTGGGGTGGTGACAATGGCTGCGCGTCTTACAGACCGGCAGAAAAAGAAAATACTGGCGGACTATGTGCAGACGAATAACTATTGCGCCACAGCGAAAATCAACGGCGTGTCCGCAACGACGGTTAAGAACCTTGTGCGGGCGAATGCCGACATTGTGGAAAAGTGTGAGAAAAAAAAGGAAGAGAACACCGCCGATGTGATGGAGTACATGAACGACCACAAAGACCTTGTGTGTTCGTTCATCGGCAAGGGGCTTGAAATGCTTAACGACCCGGAGAAGCTGGCGGCGGCGAATCTCAGCCAAATCACAACGGCAATGGGAACGCTGATCGACAAGTGGGCGATGATCGGCGGAAGCCCTGCCGACACGGTTAGGGAAGACGCGCTCAGTCAGAGCCTAAAGGAAATGGCAAAGGAGCTTGAGAGCGATGAGTAGCTATATGGAAGATTGCATTCACCTTAAAGCATGCAGAAGGCTTTGCAAAAAGGTTAAAACAAAATATTACGGAATGCAAATTGCCCGTGGTTGCAACTCAGAGTGTAGTGCGTATGAGCCTTGCAGCAATTACTACACATACGAACAGGTCGAGGCCGTCATGCGTGGCGCATGCAATGACGGTCAGCGTGGTTTCGATGCTGGCGATTGCTTAGTTTCGGATTATTTATGATTAGCCCGAAGCAAGCAAAAATCCTTGCTTTCCCCTATTCCAAGTATGACGCGCTGATCTGCGACGGCGCCGTGCGTTCCGGCAAGACCTCCATCATGATGTGGGCGTTCGTCCGCTGGGCGATGGAAAATTTCAGCGGTCAGCGCTTCGGCGTGTGTGGCCGCACGGTGGATAGCTGCACAAAGAACATTATAGTGCCGTTTACGGCGATGAGCCTTGCAAAGGAACGTTATCTCATCCGCTGGCGGCGCGGTGACAAGGTGATGGAAGTGCGGCGCGGAGCCGTGACGAATTACTTTGAGGTGTTCGGCGGTAAGGACGAGGCAAGTTATACGCTGATCCAAGGCCGCACGCTGGCGGGTGTGCTGCTGGACGAAGTGGTGCTGATGCCGCGCTCGTTTGTGGAGCAGGCGCTGACCCGCTGCTCCGTTGACGGTGCAAAGCTGTGGTTTTCTTGCAACCCGGGAAGTCCACAGCATTGGTTTTATACAGAGTGGATCAAGCGAAACCGAGAGCGGAACGCACTGTATCTGCATTTTGAAATGACGGACAACCCCGGGCTGTCGCAGAAAACGCTGGAGCGGTATCAGTCGATGTTTACGGGCGTGTTTTATGATCGTTACATCCGTGGACTGTGGGTGCTGGCCGAGGGGCTGATCTATCCCATGTTTGACGAGAGCTGCATTGTGGACGAGCTGCCGGAAAAGGGAGAATACTATGTTTCCTGCGACTACGGCACACTTAACCCGTTTTCTGCAGGGCTGTGGTGCTGGGACGGCAAGACGGCCACACGCGTCCGCGAGTATTACTATTCCGGGCGCGAGAACCAAAAGAACAAGACAGACGAGGAATACGCTGACGAAATTAAAAAGCTCATTGGCGAGGCGGATGTCAAAAGCATTATCGTTGACCCGTCTGCCGCTTCGTTTATCGAGGTCTTGCGGCGGCACGGTTATATGGTCCGCAAGGCCAACAACGATGTGACAAACGGGATTATGACTACGGCGCGGTTTTTGCAAGACGGCATTATTAAGGTGCATCGTGGCTGCAAAGACTGCATCCGCGAGTTTGGGCTATATCGGTGGGACGAAAAATCCGCCGACGACAGGCCAATCAAGGAAAACGACCACGCAATGGACGAAACGCGCTATTTTGCCTATACGATTTTGAAAAATAAGGCGTATAAGCGCGATTACGTCCCCATTTGGAGCAGATAGGAGTGAGAGGCTATCAAAACTTACAATGACCTTGTTGCGGTCGGAGAAAGTGACCAGGCGCGGATTGGGTTTATTCGCGGAGCAATCAACGAGCATCGAAGCTCACACGCATACAAGACGGCGGCGGATGCTGAGGAATATTACAATGGCCTGAATCCGACCATTAACCGCTATGAAAAGATCATCTACGATATGCAGGGCCGTGCCCACACGGATATGTGGACGGCAAACCATAAGCTGGCCAGCCGTTTCTTCGGCCTGGCGGTGGATCAGGAAGTTTCATATCTGCTGGGCAACGGCGTAACCTTTGCGGAGAAGGAAACGCCGAACAAGCTATGCCCGGACTTTGACCAGGAAGTCATGGATGCGGCGCGGGAGGCGAAAATCGCAGGCGTATCCTTCGGCTTTTGGGATCTGACGCATCTTCGGGTGTTCTCCCTGCTTGAGTTCGTCCCCCTCTATGATGAAGAGGACGGCGCGATGAAAGCCGGTATCCGGTTCTGGCAGGTGGCACAGGATAAGCCTATGAGAGCGACGCTGTATGAGATCGACGGCTTTACCGAGTATTTCCAGCCCAGCGGCGAGGATATGGCCGTCATGCAGCCAAAGCGCAGCTATAAGCTGATCGAGCGCAAGGCGGAAGTCGGCGAAACAGAGATTTACGACGGCGGGAATTATCCGAGTTTCCCCATCGTCCCGCTGAAAAACAACAAGCGGTGTCTCTCCGAAATCGTCGGGAAGCGCAACACTATTGATGCGCTCGACCTTGCGTCCTCGAACATGGTCAACAACGTGGACGAGGGAAATCTGATCTATTGGGTCCTGTCCAACTGCAACGGCATGGACGACCTTGACGATGCGAAATTTGTGGAGCGCTTGAAAACCACCCATGTTGCCCACGCCAACGGCGATGATGGCGCAAAGGTGGAGAGCAGGACCATCGAGGCGCCGTATGAGGGCACCAGCAGCACCATTGATATGCTCAAGAAAAAGCTATACGAGGATTTTCAGTGCTTTGACGCGGCGGCGGTATCTGCCGGGAACCAGACGGCGACTGCGATCAAGGCCAGCTATGTGCCGCTGGATCTGAAAACAGACAAGTTTGAATCCGAGGTCACGCGGTTTATTGTGGAAATCCTGCGTCTGGCGGGCATTGAGGACAAGCCGACTTACACGCGCAACCAAATTATCAACAAGAGCGAGGAAACGCAGAATATCCTTCTGGGCGCGGCGTATTACGATGACGAATACATCACGAAGAAGCTGCTGACCATCAACGGCGATATTGACCAGTATGAGGACATGGCAAAGCGGAAGGCGGCGGAGGAAATCGGCCGCAGCTTTGTGAATTTAACTGGCACAGAAGAAACGGAGGTAGAGTAATGGGCGGTAGAGACGGAGCAGGTGGCGGTGTGGGAAGTGGCGGTTTGCCAAAAGTGCAGCGCCCTGTGGAGAGTTTCCCAGCACTAACTGGAACCGAAAAGCAAGTCAAGTGGGCCAATAAAATCAGAGATGAAGTTTACGATACACTCGTTGGAGAGATGTATAAAACAGAATCTGGGTTCAGGACAGAGGCGCCGAACTATATCACATCGGCTAAAGGCATGCAAACATGGGTAAAACAAACGCGAGATGCTTTCCAAACGGCTAATAGCAAAATATTGAAAGAAAAAGTAAACAATAGCATAGACAGTTTACGCAGAGCATCCGATCAGTACGGTCGCATTCGATCGTTGATTGAAAAAGAAACAAGCGCGAAATTCTGGATTGACCATAGAAGCACACACCCCGGCGACCCTGCATGGAAAGCGTTTAAGAAGAAGATAATCGGTTATTAAGATAGCATGATTAACTTTGAAAATCTGGACAAAGCCACATTCCCCGGTGTTGGGAAGTACGACATTCCGCAGATCGAGCCGGTCAAGGCGTACCCGCAGGGCGAGTTTATCCCCGTAAATTACCATTACACGGCGAAAGATACGGGGAGCAAGGTCGTGCATTTCTTCGTGGACGATTACCAATTCATTCGATACTGGAACACGCCGGACAAGTACATTCCAAAGCTGTCGCAGTTTGCGGCGGTGTGCGCACCGGACTTCTCTACATACACGGATATGCCGCTTTCGATGCAGATATACAACCATTACCGCAAGCACTGGCTGGCAGCATACTGGCAAATGCACGGCATGACGGTCTATCCAACGATCTCATGGAGCGACGAGAACAGTTACGATTGGTGCTTTGATGGTGAGCCTGTTGGTGGAATTGTTGCGGTTAGTTCAGTAGGCACACAGCAGAATAAGGAAAGCAAGCAGCTGTTTCTGCGCGGCTACGAGGAAATGATGAAGCGGCTCTCGCCGGAATGGGTGATATTCTACGGGAAAGTGCCGGAGGAATGCGACTGGAATGTAATTCGAGTAAAACCGCACTATGATGATATTGTGAAACGGAGGCAGAAATGCCAAACGAAGACCTCGGTCACAATCTGACCGACAAGGAACTTGCAAAGCTGGAACGGCGCATTGCGAAGTTGTACCGTGAGGCTGGGAAAGAGATGCAAGCTACCATAGACGCATACTTTGAGCAATTCAAAAAGCGCGACGAGGAAATGAAGGCGCTGATCGGAACTGTGCAGAACGGCAAGGAATGGACGGAGGCCGACTATAAGCAATGGCGGCTCAACCAGATCGGGCGCGGGGAACGCTATCAGGCCATGCGCGATAAGGTGGCGCAGAGGGCGACCGATGCAAACGCTGTGGCGGTTTCCTATACCAACGATGCGACGCCGGGTATTTACAGCCTGAACCGCAATTATGCGGCTTACACTATTGAACAGGTCGCTGGGAATATCGGATTTGACCTGTGGGACGAGCAGACGGTAAAGCGGCTTATGGTAGAGCAGCCGGACTTAATGCCGTACTACCCAAAGAACAGGGCACTGAAACGCGGTATCGACCTCGCGTATGGCAAGAAGCAAATCACGGCAAGCGTCACCAGCTCCATCTTGCAGGGAAAGAGCATCAAGCACATGGCGGACGACCTGCAAAAGCGCATTACCACCATGAGCCGCGATTCCGCCATCCGCACCGCCCGTACAGCCGTGACCGGTGCGCAGAACGCCGGACGCATGGACAGCTACGCGGCAGCGGAAAAGATGGGCATTAAGCTCAAAAAAGAATGGTTGGCTACGCTGGACTCGCGTACACGTCACTCTCATGCCATGCTTGACGGCGAACAAGTGGCGCAGGAAAAGAAGTTTTCTAACGGTTGTCGTTTTCCCGGCGACCCACAAGGACCACCGTGGGAGATATATAACTGCCGCTGTACGCTGATTGCCGCCGTGGATGGGGTAGATACATCAGACGGGCTGCGTAGGACACGCGACGGGCTTATATCTGACATGACATACGCACAGTGGGAAGCATCGAAGCAGGGATACAGCGGCAGACAGTTATCCCCATATCACATGGGGAGCGAAATATCTGCAAAGGATGTTACAAAGAAATACATAGATTCCGCCAAGCCCCGCATGGGTAAGGTGTGATACGAGAACGGATACCGCATAAAAGGGCACAAGACCGAAATCGAAGTTGCAAACCAACTCAGAGATCAATTTGGCGGGAAGTTCGTGCTGTTGAAAGAAGCGAATGCGCAGGGGATAAAAACGCCGGACTACCTGTGGCGCGGTAAACAGTGGGAATTGAAAAGTATATCAACAGCGAAAGCGGCAGATATGGCGATTCGAAAAGCCACAAAGCAGATTGCAAAAACTCCTGGAGGGGTTGTGTTACAGTGCACAGGATCCATCAATACCGATGAGCTTATACGCATTGTAGATGATAGAGCAGCTCGCAGCGTGGGTAGCACTGGGTTCGGTTTTGATGTGATTGCATTGGAAGAGAACGGTTCTCTCCTATTCGCACGAAGGTATAAAAAATGAGCCGCCCCCCCTCCAGTAACGGGAAGAGGTTCGGCTCGAAAAACGGAAACATGAGTTTCCTCACTGTCAGTATATGCAATTCCCGGAAAAAAGTCAAGAGGTATTTTGTGATGAGCGTTGAAATCCAAGACAACAGCAAAGAGATTTCTGCCGAAATTAAGGCGGCGCTGCTGCGCGGGCTTGAAAAGTGCGGACTGGTGGCAGAGGGATATGCAAAAAAGCTGTGCCCCGTTGACACCGGTCTTTTGCGAAACAGTATCACGCACGCTTTAAGCGGCGAGCCTGCTGCAATCAGCACATACAGCGCATATAAAGCAAAAGGGAACAAGCCAGTTCAGACCGGCGAATATTCCGGCTCCGCACCGGAAGAAAGCGATCCTTTAAAGATGGCAGTTTATATAGGCACGAATGTTGAATATGCCCCGTACATTGAATTGGCGACAGGAAGGCACACATCAGGCGGCAGGCCAACAAAATGGGTTTACAAGGACGATAAAGGAACGCACATGACAGGAGGACACCGGGCACAGCCGTTTTTGAAACCCGCTGCCGCCGACCACGCCGCACAGTATCGAGGCATTCTGGAAAGCGAGCTGAAAAATGGATAACGAGACCATCAAGGCCATTGAGGCCATTATACGGCGCGGCAATGATGCGGAGACCCGGCGCAAGGGCGACGGGGATATTGTGTTATAAGAGCTAAATTCTGAAAATTTTCAGCAGTTGGCTTTTTTATTTCAAGTAAAACCCGCGAGGTACAGCGGCTTTTATAAAACTATCGTTTCCGAAGGAACGGAACCGAAGAAAAGGAGATAGTGTCATGGCACTTACACGAAAACTTTTGAAGGGTATGGGGCTTACCGATGAGCAGGTTGATACCATCATCGAGGCGCATACCGACACCGTGGACGGCCTAAAGGCGGATGTGACCCGCTACAAGGCCGATGCGGAGAAGCTGCCCGGCGTTCAGAAGCAGTTGGACGACCTAAAGGCAGCGGGTGACGGCGGTTACAAGGAGAAGTACGAGAAGGAACACTCGGCCTTTGAAGCCTTTAAGACCGACATCACGGCAAAGGAAAGCAAGGCGGCAAAGGAAAAGGCCGTGCGTGCTTACTTTGAGAGCAAAAACATCACCGGCGCGAATTTGGACCTTGCGATGCGCGGCTGTGGCGAAGAAATGGCCGCATTGGAGATGGACGGCGACAAGATTAAGGACACCAAGAGCCTTGATGCGCTCGTAGACGGCACCTACAAGGGGCTTGTCTCCACCACACAGACGCACGGAGCGAATCCCGCCAACCCCCCGGCAAACACCGGCGGCGCAAAATCCCGAGAGGACATCTACAAGAAGGACGATAAAGGCCGCTATGTGATGTCTACGGCGGAGCGCCAGAAAGCGCTTGCCGATCTGATGGCAAGCGAAAATAACTGATTTTTTGAAAGGAGCTATTTATGGCTGCGAAAACTAACGTAACAACTTCTGCACAGTTTACCACTTCCGCCCGTGAGGTGGATTTCGTGTCCCGCTTCGCCGATAACTGGGACGCACTGCGTAACATCATGGGCATTATGCGTCCCATTCGCAAGGCCCCCGGCACGAAGCTGGTTTCCTACAAGGCCAGCGTGGACGGCGGTCTCAAGGGCGGCACCGTGGCAGAGGGTGACGAGATCCCCTTTACCAAGATGAAGGTGGCGCCTGTTGCCTATGGCGACATCGACATTTCCAAGTATGCCAAGAGCGTGACCATCGAGAGCGTGGCAAAGTACGGCGCTGACGTTGCCGTGGAGAAGACCGACGAGGCTTTCCTCGTGGCCCTGCAGAACAAGGTCCTGACCGACTTCTACACCTTCCTCGGTACCGGCACTTTGAAGGTGACCGAGAAAACGTGGCAGCGTGCTCTGGCTATGGCTAAGGGCAAGGTGCTGGACAAGTTTGCCGGTCTGGATAAGGACGTGACCGAGGTGGTGGGCTTTGCCAACATCATCGACGCTTACGATTACCTGGGCGACAAGGAGATCACCGTGCAGACGATGTTCGGCATCAACTACGTGGAGAACTTCATGGGCTACCGCACCCTGTTCCTGCTGCCCGAGAAGTACATCGCCTCCAAGAAGGTGATCGCTCTGCCCGTGGAGAACATCGACCTGTACTATGTAGACCCGAGCGACAGCGACTTTGCCAAGCTGGGGCTGAATTACACCGTGAAGGGCGAGACCAACCTGATCGGCGTCCATGTTGACGGCGATTACAGTCGCGCCACGGGCGATATGTACGCCATCATGGGCATGAAGCTGTGGGCTGAGTATCTGGACGGCATTGCCGTGGCTACCGTTTCTGTGGCCGGCGCGGGCTAAATAGGAGGGCAGCGTAATGCTTGAACAAGTCTTACGGCACTTGAACAACTGGTTCCTTGTGGAGATTCACGAGGGCACGTTCGCCGTGGAGAACGGCAGCATTGCGCTGCCCTTTCTCCTGAACAATCAATATTTCCGCATCTGCGGCTCTGTGTTTAATGACGGTCTGCATCAATATCCGGCGGCTGACCTTACGGATGAAACCTTTACCGGAACGGTGTGGGTGTTGGCTGTTCCGAAGGCTGTGGTTGTGCTTGCCGAAGATATCGCCGCATGGGAAGAAAAGAACGGTGAAGCCGTTTTAAGCCCGTACACGAGCGAAAGCTTCGGCGGGTACAGTTACACAAAGGCAAGCGGCGGAAATGCCGACACGAGCGCCGGGACGGGCTGGCAGGGCGCTTTTAAAGGCCGGTTAAATGACTGGCGGAAGCTCAAGGGGGTGGAACCGTGAGTTTACTGGACGATTTTGCCCACAAGTGCGTTTTGATGGAGAAAAAGCGCACGCCTGACGGAGCGGGCGGCTACATCACCGCGTGGGAAGAGGGAGCGGAGTTCCTCAATTACCAGTCTCTTGACACATCGATGGAGGCGCGAAAAGCGGAAAAGGACGGTGTTACCTCGGTATATTCCGCACTGGTCAATCAGCGCGTTCCCATCGAGTACAACGATTATTTCCGCGATACGGAAACGGGGATTACCTATCGTGTGACCTCGAATCCAGAGGAAAAAGCTGCGCCAAGGTCTGCGGGGGCGACCGTCCGAGCACTGAAATTCTTCACAGCGGAACGAAGGGAGTTGCCGAAATGACAAAGGATAAGGCGCTCCACGCATGGTTTTCTCAATTTCTCCCGGCGTATCCAACCTCTAATGTGCCGGAAGACGCGACCTTCCCTTGGCTGACCTATGAACTTATTACAGGCTCGTGGGAGAGCGGGGAAATCGGCCTGACGGTAAACCTCTGGTACTACACGGAAGGCGAGGCGGTGCCCAATGCAAAGGCACAGGAGATCTCCGACGCTATCGGTATGGGCGGCTGTATGGTGCCCTATGACGGCGGGGCTATGTGGATCAAGCGTGGGTCTCCGTGGTGCCAGAACATTGCGGACGAGAGCAACAAAAACATCAAGCGGCGGTACCTCAACGTCACGGTTGAATATCTGTCGCAGAACTGATGAAAGGACGAAACTATGAAATTTACGAAAATTCCTTCTGACGCGTTTCAGAAATTGCAGATCAACGCCGGTATTCTGACCACCGATTTTACGCCGTCTACCGGGGAGATCGGTGCGGCTGGCCAGATCGGTGCAACCACCGGCGGTGTGAACTTTACGGCAACGCCCACTTTCACCGACTTTGGCGAAGACATTGACAACTGCCCGAAGAACATGAAGGAGTTTAAGCGGCAGGATATGGTGGAGGCGAAGATGTCTGGCACGTTTATCAACGCCGATACGAAAACGGCAAAGTTGCTGTGCGGTGCGGCGGACATTGATGCCAGCGACACGACGAAGGTCGTTCCCCGCACGGACCTCAAGGACAGCGATTTTACCGACATTTGGCTGGTAGGCGACTACTCCGACAAGAACGGCGCGAAAAACGGCGGCTTTATCGCTATCCATATGCTCAACGCTCTTTCCACGGGCGGGTTTCAGCTCAAGACGGCGGACAAAGCCAAGGGCCAGTTTGCCTTTGAGTTCACGGCGCACTATTCCCTCGCGGAGCAGGACAAGGTTCCGTATGAGATCTACATCAAGGCGGGTACGGAGGAAACAGTATGAAACTTTCCGACATTCAGGGAGACCGTGTATTTGATGTGATTGCAGACATCATCGACCCCATTGCCAACATCGCGGAAGACGAGAAAGCTTCCGCTATGTTCCAGCGGGAAAAGTTGCCGGAGGGCATGACGGGGAAGCAGTTTGCGATGCAGAGGGCGCGGAAAGCGCTCCCTGCTCTGCTCAAAGGCCACAAAGCTGATATTATCGCCATTCTTGCGGCGATCGAGGGCGTGAGTGCGGACGCTTACAAAGGTGCGCTGAATCTTGTGAAACTGACGCAGGACACCGTGGAGCTGCTGACTGATGATGCATTCACCGCGCTTTTTCTCTCGGCGCAGAGCGAAAACTCCTCTGGCTCTGCGCAGGAGAATACCGAGGAAGCAGACGAGTAAGGCCGTTTCTGCGCTACTGCATGGCGCGGCTGAATGAGCGGGCGCGGGATGAGGCGTATCGGATCTATGTGACGGACGCACTAAAAATCACAGCGGAGAACACGGCACGGTATGCCGGAGGTAGCTACATGAGAGCGCGGTATGCGGATGCCATAAGGCCGGAGAAGCGGGACGAGCGGTCTTGCGAGGAGATCACGGCGGATGTGATCGCACGGTGCGGATTGGTGGTGAAGCATGAATCTACTTGATTTATTTGTCAAAATCAGCGTCGACACCGGAGATGTAGACAAAGGCTTTTCGGAAACGAGCAGCAAGGCAGAATCCCTTGCCGGAAAACTGAAAAACGGCCTTGCAACTGCCGCAAAAGTGGGCGCTGCGGCCCTGGCAGCTGCGGCTACTGGCGTGGCGGCGCTGACAAAGGCGTCCATTGACCAATATGCCGGGTATGAGCAATTAGTGGGTGGCGTCGATACCCTTTTTAAGACTGCATCGGACAAGGTGCAGGAGTACGCCGCAAACGCATACAAGACGGCTGGCATGAGCGCCAACGAATATATGGACACGGTGACCAGCTTCTCGGCCTCCCTGCTCCAGAGTCTTGGCGGAGATACAGAAAAAGCAGCTCAAAAGGCGGACCAGGCCATCACCGACATGGCAGACAACGCCAATAAGATGGGCACCGGCATGGAGATGATACAGAACGCCTATCAGGGTTTTGCAAAGCAGAACTACACCATGCTGGACAACCTAAAACTCGGGTATGGCGGCACCAAAGAGGAAATGGAGCGTCTGCTTGCGGACGCGGAGAAGCTGTCTGGGCAGAAGTTTGATGTTTCGTCCTATGCCGACATCGTTGACGCAATCCATGTGGTGCAGACGGAAATGGGGATTTCCGGCCTAACGGCGGAAGGGGCCGCCAAAATGGTCGAACAGGGCCTCATGACCGAAGAAGAGGCGTTTAATGCGCTTGGAACAACGGCAAAAGAGGCGGCAACTACCATACAGGGCAGCGGTGGGTCGGCAAAAGCCGCATGGATTAACCTGATAACCGGCATCGCTGACGAAAATGCGGACTTCAAAACCTTGACAAGCAATTTCGTTGATAGCCTTGTTGCAGCTGGAAAGAACATCATCCCGCGCATTAGTGTAATTTTGGGCGGCATTTCACAGCTTGTTACATCTGCATCTACCACTATTATTCCGATGGTCATAACAACCATCACAGACAACCTGCCTGCGCTTTTGCAGGCGGCGGTTGCGCTTGTCGGCGCATTGGGACAGGGTATCATTGATAGCCTACCTGCAATTACGCAAGCAGCAATCGACATTCTTTTCTTCCTTGCGAATGCTCTGATAGAAAACCTGCCCACGCTTATTGACGGCATTGTGCAAGTGACCTTGACGATTGTGCAGACGCTGACAAGCCCGGACTTTTTGACGCAACTCATTGAAACGGCAATCTTGCTGATTACGACGCTTGCGCAGGGCCTGATTGACGCGATTCCGCAGCTTATCGCGGCAGTACCTCTGATTATTGGCAACTTGCTCGCCGCAATCATTGTGGAGCTGCCCAACATCATCCAGATGGGCATTGATCTTCTGTTTGCGCTGATTGACGGAATTATTAAGTGCATCCCGGAGCTGGTCGCGGCAGTCCCTACGCTGATTATTGCGTTCATCAACGGCATCGTGAACAACCTTGACAAGATCATCCTTGCAGGGCCGCAGATTATTGTATCGCTGATTACCGGCATTATCGGGGCAATCCCGGAATTGATTGCAGCCGTCCCGCGCATTATCGCTGCCATTGCCGACACAATCAGAAACTATGACTGGGGCGGCATCGGTAAAAACATCGTTCGGGGCTTAAAAAACGGCATCGCCGGAATGTGGGGCAATATAAAAAGCTGGTTCAGTGATAGGGTAAATGGGCTGGTTAGCGGTGTGAAAAAAATCCTTGGTATTGCATCCCCGTCCAAGGTCTTTGCGGGCATCGGCGGCTTTATGGCCGAAGGTCTGGGCGAGGGCTTTGACGATCAATTCAAGTCCGTAAAAAAGGACATTGAGGGCAATATGAGCTTTGACGCTGGCACCATTACAGCAGATGCAAACATCATCAGAAACTATACAAGTGGCTCTTACGGAGGGGGCGGCGATTCCGGCAGAATTGTAATGCTGCTGGAACAGTATTTGCCTATGTTGGCAAATATGAAAGTCATCATGGACAGTGGCCAGGTTGTCGGTTTGCTTGCCCCAGGCATGGATGAAGAACTGGCCAAAATCAATGCGAGGAGGGCAAGGGCTGTATGATAGGAAAAGTATTTTTTGATGGAAAAGACACTTACACAGAATACGGCCTGTTGCTTGCAAGCAAGTCCATTTCTCTTCCGGAAGTCCGCACGAATATGATTGATGTTCCGGGCCGGGATGGGCTGCTGGACGCTTCCGAAGTGTTGACCGGCGAAGTGACCTACAAAAACCGCACCATTGCACTGATACTCACCGGCGTGGACACGGTGAGCGGCAAGAAATGGCCTGCCACGATTTCTGACTTCTGCAACAGAGTCCACGGCAAGCGCGTGAAAGTGACCTTCCCCGAGGACACCGCCCATTATTACAGTGGGCGGTGCTCCGTTGGGCAGGTGGAGCTTGTCAAAATAAAGCAGACAATTCCCGTTACTGTTGATTGTGATCCGTGGAAATACAAGAAAGAGAAAACAACTGTGACACGGGCTGATTTGGGAACGGCATATAAACAGCTTACGCTACCGAATGAAAGCCGCCCTGTTATCCCCACAATCACGGTGGCGCAAGATACCGTACTGCTTTGGGACGGCAACACCATCAATGCCAGCGCAGGAGATCACATTTTTCCCGCCATTCGGCTTGCGGCTGGCAGCAACAGCCTGAAGGCGAAGGTGGCCAGCGGCACCGGCAGCATCACCGTTACATATCAGGAGGCCAGCCTGTAATGTACCAACTAAAATATCAAAACTATATCCTGTATGACCCGCGCCTTGCGGATGAAAAACTAATCGTCCGTGACCCCTCTGTGAAGCTGGCGGTTAGCAAAGCGGGTGAGATGACTTTCACGCTGGGCGCTGACCATCCGTATTTAAGCAATCTTCGGCGCATGAGCGGCCTTGTGGAGCTGCTGGACGGCACTTTGCCCATATACAGGGGCAGAATCACCACCGACACAAAAGACTTCTACGGGGCGCATAAAATTGAAACAGAAGGCATTATGGCGGCGCTGAATGATAGCATCATCAAGCCATTCAGTTTCCCGGAAGATTTCAAGGATGATGATGACTACAAAGCCGCAGCCGCAAGCGGGAATGTGGTTGATTTCTTCTTTCGTTGGATTTTGGCGCAGCACAACAGCCAAGTGTCCACGGAGCAGCAGATCAGGCCCGGAGTGTGTACCGTAACAGACCCGAACAATTACATCACACGCAGCTCCAAGGAGTACGCCACGGCGATGACCACTATTTCCGATAAGCTGGTCAAGTCCTCTCTTGGCGGGAATCTGCTAATCCGTTATGAGAATGACGGCAATTATTTGGATTATTACGCCGCGCTGCCGCTGACCAACACGCAGCCGGTGGAGTTCGCCGAAAACCTGCTTGATCTTACCAGCGAAACGGACGGCGCGGACATTTACACCGCTATTCTTCCGGAGGGCAAGGACGGGTTGACCATCGAAGCGCTGTCAGATGGTGATTTGACAGATGACCTTGTTAAATCCGGGCTTACTATTTATAGCAAGTCTGGCATGGCCACATACGGGCGCATTACCCGGCACATCAAATGGGATGATGTGACTGTTGCCGCCAACCTTCAGACCAAGGCGAAGGCGGCGCTGGCTGACAATGGCCTGTCCATGCCGGAGACCGTCACCTGCAAGGCAGTTGATTTGGGCTGGCAAGATGGCATCCAGCATTTCCGGGTGGGCCGGATGACGGCCCTTTTCAGCACTCCGCACGGCTACAGCGCGTCCTATCCGCTGATGGAGTTGGCCCCGGATATTCTTGACCCCGGCAACACACAAATCACGCTGGGCGCTACCCAGCAAACCTACACGGGGGCGCAGATAGATGCCAAGCGTGAAACGGATAAACGCATCGAAAGCACACGGCAGGAGATTTCTGAGCGGGTGGACGAATCTTCAAGCCAAGTGATTCAGGCCACACACCAGCAGATTACCGATCTGCAGCAGAATGTCAACTCCATCATCCTGTCCGCTCTGGAAAACTATGTAGAAACCGGGGATTTTGACAGCTACAAAGAGGAGGTCAGCACAAAGCTGTCTGTGCTGACTGACCAGCTGAGCATTGACATCACTAAGGTAACCGAGCGCATTGACAAGGTGGACGGCGATCTGCAAAGCAAGTACAGCGAGATCACAAAGGCTTTCCGGTTTACGTCTGACGGCCTAATCATTGGCGAAACGGGCAATGAAATCCTGCTGCGGCTGGATAATGATGTGTTGCAGTTTGTCCGCAACAACACACCGGAGTTGCAGATCACCGCAGAGGGCGTGGAAGCAATGCGTATCAAGGTATCTATCCTCTGCATCGGTAACGTGGTTTGGACGGAGGACGAAAACGGCGATGTAATTGCCAGTTGACAGGAGTTGAGAACATGGCGTCCATTTACAGCAGCACAAACAAAGGCTGGCGCTTGCGTCTGGATTGGTCAATCACAGGCCAGTCTATCGCAGACAACAAAAGTACATTAAGTCTTGATTTGTGGGTATATGACGGAACCGGATATTCCCAAAACGAGAGCAGCGGCGAAGCGTATTATATACTTCAGGGCGAAAAACGATGGAATCCGTATAATTACAGTTCCACCGGATGGTACAAACTGGGCAGTAAGACTATTACAGTCAGCCACAATGCAGACGGTACGAAAAGTATTGCGCTGACAGCGGAATGGGACTGTGGCTTTGACAGTTCCTACACGCCACGCCATTTGTCCTTGTCGGAAACGGTGACGCTGACCACCATTCCGAGAGCATCAACAGCCACAACCAGCGGTGACACGCTGGGAAAGACATTGGCTATCACCATCAAGAGGGCAAGCAGCAGCTTTACGCACAAACTCTATTACACCTGCGGCAGCGTCAAGGATCAACTGATTGCCGAAAATGTAGGCACATCGTACAGTTGGAACGCACCGCCTGTGTCTCTGGCACAGCAAGCGCCAAACGCAGAGACTGTGGCGCTCACACTCACGGTCAAGACGTACAACGGCAGCACCTATGTTGGGGCGTGGTCAACGGCTGTTAAGCTTGCCGTGCCGTCAACCGTGGTTCCGGCCCTGTCTGTTGCAATCAGCGATTCAACAGGAGTGTCCGACACCTATGGTGGATATGTTCAGCTGCGTAGCAAGGTCAAGGTAGATATCACCGCATCCGGGGCGCAAGGCAGCACTATCAAGTCATACAGTATCAAGGTGGGCGGCATCTACGCTGCTACATCAGCCAGTGGGACAACGGACTATTTGCCCGGTTCTGGCGAACTGACTGTTTCCTGTGCTGTCACAGATAGCCGGGGGCGCACGACTACAAAGACACAAAGTATCACTGTCCTTGCTTACAGCAAACCAGCAATTACTGCTATTTCTGCCGCCCGTTGCAATGCCGATGGAACAGCAAACCGGGCTGGCACTTATGGCAAGGTGACTTTCTCAGGGGCCATTACTTCGCTTTCTGCCAAAAACACCGCAGCATATGCGGTGCAGTATAGGGAAGTCGGCGCTGAAGATTGGACTACGGCAGGCCGACCGGCGGCGGGAAACTACGATCCTGCTGATATTTCTGCCGTGTTTGCCGCAGACAAAAGCAAGCGCTACGAAGTTCGGGTTGTGGCAACCGATGCATTTGAAAGCATTGGTTCCACGTTGCGTGACCTCCCGGCAGCGTATGCCCTTTACCATCTGGCAAAGCATCTGCTGTCTGTGGGGCTGGGCCGTCTCTGTGACAAGGCAAACGCAATTCAAGTTGGGCTGGATGCTTACTTTGATAGGGATGTACAGATAGACGGTACACTGGCGGTAGGAGGGATGACGCTGCTTGATTATGCGCATCCGGTGGGGAGTGTATATATCTCTACTGCGGCCACCGACCCGGCCGATCTTTTTGGCGGCGGGACGTGGGAACGCATAAAGGATGTATTCCTGTTGGCTGCGGGTGATACATACGCAGCTGGGGCCAGCGGCGGAGAAGCAGCGCATACACTGACCGCAAATGAGATGCCGAGCCATACGCACAATCCGGCCAATCAGGCGGGGTATTACGGCTTTATCACCAACAGCCAGAAGGCGTTCACCGTGGGTGATATGGGCGTTCAGAGCGGCAGCGGGCGGTACTATCCCTACGCATCGGCGGCATTTGACATCAGCCGCAACACGGCGACCGGTGCGACCGGCGGCGGGAAGGCTCATAACAATATGCCGCCATATCTGACGGTGTATGCTTGGCGGCGAACAGCCTAATCGTCTCGCTGCGGGTCAGTGGGAAATGGAGGGAACCACCTTATAACATAGCCCCAGAGGAGAAAGGAAATTACTGAATGGAAACAATCGTCGTAGCTCTCATCACCGGCGGCCTGTCGCTGCTGGGGGTAATCATCACCAGCAACAAGACCACCCGTGATGTGCAGGCCAAGCTGGACACGCAGCAGGCTGTCACCGACACCAAACTGGACGAGCTGACCCGGGAAGTCCGGGAGCATAACAACTTCGCCCGGCGCGTTCCGGTGCTGGAGGAGCAGATCAAGGTCGCCAATCACAGGATAGAGGATTTGGAAAGATTATCCAACCACTAAGCATCGCAGATTTACAGTATGAGGAGGGATATATATGTATCGAGGTACGACCCCTACGCTGACATTCCAGCTACCCATCGACACGGGAAGTATCACGGTGCTGTCCATTGCCGTGGCTCAGGCCGGACAGGTTAAGATCGAAAAAACATTGCCGGATGTACATCTGGACGGGAATGTTGTCTCCTGCACACTGACGGAAGCCGAGACCCTGTCGCTTACTGCCGGGAGAGGCATTGACGCAAAGATACAGCTCCGGGTGGGCGTAGGCGGTCAGCGCATGGCATCTCAGGTGTTCACGGTGCCGGTGGAGCGTATCTTGCGGGATGGTGCGCTATGATCGAGTTTGACATAGCGTTCCGGCCCGGCGATGACTTCGCAGTCACCTTCGGCGGGGAAGTCCCTCTGGAGGCTGAGATGGGTCAGGTGATGGAGGTGCTTGCTACCGAGGAGCGGACGGTGGAGCTGTCTATGCCCTACGGCAATCAGGTCATCCTGCCCACCAGCGGCAAGGTCATGCGCAAGGTGACTATTCAAAAACCGGACACCCTACTATCCGAGAACATCAAGAAGGATGTGGTGATCGGCGGCGTGACCGGAACTCTGGAGGATGGCGGCAGCTTCAAGGCAGTGATAGAACGCACGGCTGTCAGCCCTACACTTCCGGGTGATTTGACGACCATTGGTTACAGTGCGTTTAGCGGTTGTCCCAACCTTGCATTAACCAGCCTGCCGTCTGGGGTAACAAGCATCAGTGACTATGCGTTTAATAATTGCCCCAACCTTGCATTAACCAGCTTGCCGTCTGGCATGACAAATATCGGTAGCTATGCGTTTCAAAGCTGCCCCAAACTTGCACTAACTAGTCTGCCGTCTGGAATAACACGCATCGGTTACTATGCGTTCAATGGTTGCCGCAACCTGGCAATAACTAGGCTGCCACCTGGGATAACGAACATTGGTTTCGGTGTGTTTGCTAATTGCACCGGGCTAACAAGTATTACATTCGAGGGAAACCCAAAGACCATCCACTCTTCTGCATTTAACGGGTGCTCCAACCTAACCACCATTTATGTTCCGTGGTCGCAGGGGCAAGTAGCAAATGCTCCTTGGGGTGCGAGCAAGGCCACCATCATTTACGATTATACTGAGAATTAAAAAAGGGAAGGAGACGGCAGTGAATGTACAATACCGACTAAACCGATAAACAAAGACTTGTCAACATTTTTTGTGTGCCCGAATCGGGCACGGAAAGGAGAAATTATGGAAACTTTTGGCATCGCAAGCGTGGCGGTCATCACCGTCATTACCTACCTCGTGGGGCTGGTGGGCAAGGCCAGCAGCATGAACGACAAGTGGATCCCCATCCTGTGCGGGGTCTGCGGCGGTTTGCTGGGGGCTGTCAGCTACTATCTGGCACCCATCCCGGACTTCCCGGCGGGCGACCCCATCACCGCCATTGCCGTGGGCATCGTCAGCGGTCTGGCGGCCACCGGCATCAATCAGGCTGTCAAGCAGCTCAGCAAGGGGGAGTGAGATATGGGTAAGCACATCACTGCCGCATATCCCATTGCCAAGGCGGGCGGTATCCCCATCAACACCAGCATCCCGGCCAGCACGGAGACCTATGACCGGCTGGGCGGGCGGGACGTTGCCTTTGTGGTGCTGCACTACACGGGCAACGTCAGCGACACCGCCAAGGCCAACTGCAAGTATTTCGCAGGCGGCGACCGGGAGGCCAGCGCACATTACTTTGTGGACGAGGACAGCATCTACCAGTCCGTACCGGCCTGTGACCGGGCGTGGGCGGTAGGCTCTCCCGCTCCGGTACATCCCCTCTGCCGCAACACCAACAGTATCTCCATCGAGATGTGCTGCTCTGGGAACTACCATGTTTCCGAGCGCACCAAGGCCAACGCTGCGTCGCTGACGGCGGAGCTGTGCAAGCTGCTGGGCATCTCCGGCGTGGACACCTACGTCCTGCGGCACTACGACGTGACCGGGAAGTCCTGCCCCCGGCAGATGGCAGGGAAGAACAATGCGGAGTGGGAGGCGTTCAAGGCCAGCGTCAAGGCGCTGCTGAACGAGCGGCCCAAGCCCGCACCCGCACCGACGACGAAGGAGGAGACGATCAACATGGAACTGCGTATGCTGCGCCGTGGCATGGAGGGCAATGACGTCCGGGCCGCCATGCTGCTGATGAAGGACAAGGGCTATTACCCGGATGAAATTTGGAGCGGCGACAAGCTCTTTGGCCCCAAGATGGAGGCGGGCCTGCGCCGGATGCAGGCAGATCACGGTCTGGGCGTTGACGGCATTATCGGCAATGCCAGCTGGAATTTCCTGCTGAAATAAAGGATAAAATAAATCCACTGGAGGGCGCAGAGGACACCGCTACGCCGGCCTCACGCCCGTGCATAAGCATCCGCACCTCCACGGCACACCGTGGGAAATGATAGATCAGCACAAAAGGATCCGCAAAAAACTATCCACTATGGCACCATTCCGCGCCACAGAAACAATCCGTGCGGTAGGGCTACCGGAAGACGAGGAAACCTGTGTAATTGACGTGGACGTTTTTGGCCGCACCTGCGTACAGACGGCGGCAAAACTACATATCAGCGTAGATGGATTTTACAAATTGCGCCGCCGCGCATACCAAAAACTGGCGGATGCATTCAATTCCTAAAAGTAGCCGCACCCTTTTTGGGTGCGGCTATTTTTCGTTTTTGCACACAATTGGTGTACACTGTAACTACATTATTGCAGAATCAAGGCAGAATCCGGGCAGTTTATTTGCCCGGATTTCTTTTATTATAGAGGCAAGGAGGCGGGAATATGTACGAGCGCTTAATCAAATGCGGGTTTACCGCGCAAATGGCGCAGGATATTTGCATTCTGTACGCAGACGATCCCCAGGGGCTTTTAGCATATGTGGAAATTGCTGAAAGCCTATATAGGGGTTGCAATCATGTATAAATATTTTAATCCAAATCCCTGCGGGAAAAACGTGTCCGATTGCACTGTCCGTGCGATCTGTAAGGCCACGGGAAAGGATTGGGGCGAGGTTTATCTCCGGCTGTGCATGCGTGGCTACTTGGACGGTGATTTGCCCAATGCAAACGCCTGTTGGGGCGCATATCTGCGGTCCTTAGGCTACCGGAGATACATCATACCGGACACTTGCCCGGACTGTTACACGGTCGGCAGGTTTGCCGATGAGCACCCGCGCGGGACATATATTCTCGCCCTCTCTGGGCATGTAGTGTGCGTTCAGGACGGGATCATCTATGACAGCTGGAACAGCGAGAACGAAATCCCGCTTTATTTCTGGGACAAAGAAACGGAGGAATGAACATGGCATATCCCTATTTCAACCCCTATTATCCACAGCCGATGCCGGACAACCTCATGCAGATGCGGCAGATGCAGCAGCCACAGATGCAGCCCATGCAGCAGCCTATGTCGCAGCCAGTGCAACAGAACCCCATCGCGCAAGGCAGCGTACAGTGGGTAAGCGGAGAGCAGGAGGCAAGAGGTTATCTCATCGCGCCCAACTCTGCCGTAGCGCTGTGGGATTCCACCGCCCCCACCGTTTACCTCAAGCAGGCAGACGCAAGCGGGAAACCGACGCTCAAGATTTATGACCTCGTAGAACGCACAGAAACGGCCCCTAACGCGCCGCAAAAGCCGGGCGTGGAATTTGTCACCCGCAAGGAGTTTGACGCGCTGGCGGCGCTTGTGGGCGAATTGAAGGGCAAGAAGAAGCGCAAGGAGGACGATGACGATGAATAATCCCTTTTTCGGAGCGCTCGGCGGCGGCAACGGCTTTATGCAGATGTTGCAGCAGTTCCAACAGTTTAGGGCAAATTTTCAGGGTAACCCAAAAGCGGAGGTCGACAAGCTTTTGCAATCTGGGGCTATGAGCCAGCAAGAGTTAAACCAACTTCAATCTATGGCAAAACAGTTCGAGCATTTATTCCATTGATCTTATCGTGGCCACGATTTGATAAATAAAATTTATGAAAGGGGAGATAATATGTCTCTTTCCGACGGTGCTCCCATGATGACTATGCCGGTCGCGCCTGCGAACAGCTACGGCGGTGGCATGGGTATGTGGGGCGAAAACTGGATCTGGATTATCGTTCTTTTCCTCTTCGGCTGGGGCCGCAACGGCTGGGGCAACAACGCTGGCAATTCCGGCGGTGTCGTAGACGGCTACGTGCTGACCTCTGATTTTGCCAATGTCGAGCGCAAGATCGACAGCGTAAATCAGGGCCTTTGCGACGGATTTTACCAGCAGGCGCAGCTTGTCAACGGCACCAACATGGCGATGGCAAACGGCTTTGCACAGGCCGAGCTGTCCCGTAGCAACCAGCAAGCGGCGCTGATGCAGCAGCTCAACGCCATGCAGATGCAGGCCGCAAATTGCTGCTGCGAGAATCGCGCGGCTATCGCACAGGTGCGCTATGACATGGCGGCGCAGGCGTGCGACACGCGCAACACCGTGCAGAACGCGACCCGCGACATCATCGACAACGCTAACAGCAACAGCCGCGCAATCCTCGACTTCCTGACGCAGAGCAAGCTCTCTGACCTCCAGGCCGAGAACCAGGGCTTGAAGCTGGCGGCAAGCCAGGCGGCGCAGAACAGTTATCTGGTGTCTCAGCTCCGGCCTTCTCCCATTCCGGCCTACACGGTGCAGAACCCCTATTGCTGCAACCAGTTTGCCTGTTGTGGCTGCTGACAACTGCATAGCGTAGCTTTTCCCTATGTTGGGAAATGGTCGGCCCCGTGCCGATACTAAACAAAAGCGGCGGGGCAATAGCCCTGCCGCTGTATTTTATGAAAGGACTGAAATTATGGCTGAATATGTAAATCCCGGAATCGTGACCGTCCCTGCAGGCCAGAATGTTCCGATGGTCTCCACGGCGGCTTGCGGCAAGCCCTGCATCGTCCACCGTGAGGGCAGCGGGCTCGTCACCCTGCGCGGGCTGACGCAGCAGTGCAAGGCGCGCTTTAAGGTGAGCTTTGGCGCGAACATCGCCGTCCCCACGGGCGGCACGGTAGGCGCGATCACTACGGCGCTTTCTGTCAACGGCGAAGCACTCAACGGAGCTACGGCGACCGTCACCCCGGCTGCGGTGGAAAACTATTTTAACGTCTACGTCAGCGCCATCGTGGAAGTGCCGCGCGGCTGCTGCGTGACCGTGGCAGCAAAGAACACCAGCGCAGAGGCGGTCAGCTTTGCCAATAGCAACCTGACCATCGACCGTGTGAGCTGAGAAAGGAGAACACAATGGGTATGAAATCTATGTATGAACTGCGGGATATGCTCTGCAAGGAGCTGGACGAACTGGCCCGAAAAGGCGAATTGGGTGCGGGTGACCTGGAAATTGCCCACAAACTGACAGCAACCATCAAGAACATCGATAAGATCGAGATGATGGAAGACGGCGGCTATTCCCGCGATGAAGACTATTCTCGCCGCTATTCCCGCAACGGAGACTGGCAGTCGGGCATGCGCGGCGCTTATGACCGTGATATGTCCAATGCGAGACGCGGCACGCATTATGTGCGCGGCCACTATTCCCGTGATGGTGGCATCGACAACATGAAACGCCAGTTGCAGGAAATGCTGGACAACGCCGACGACGAAAGCATCCGCAGAGCCATCCAGCGCTGCATGGACACGATCGAGGACTAAAGGGGGTGCACCCCTATGGTCGACGAGAATGAGGTCAAGCGCTGGATAGCTCGCCTTGAAACAGAAGAATCGAGCTGGACAAACTATGAGAAACTGGCGGCGCTCTACATTATCCGTAACGAGCACGGCGGGGAGCAACTGCAGGCGAAAGCGCCCCTAATGCTGTATTCTGCAGAGCCTGCGCCGGCCAAGAGAATAAAACCCTCCGGCAGTGAATTTTTGAAAGCGGTTGGGAATGTAGCGCAGGATAGGGCGTGGGAAGTTATGGACGAGCTTATGGACACACTAAAAATCGTCAATGAGAAAGCTTATAACAGCGTCCTAAAAAAACTAACCTAA